GTTGTTCGTTATTCTATTGGACAATCTTCTCAAATTAAAGTTATTACTAACAATGGTCAAATAACTAAAGCAATTCCTTTGAACCGAGGTCAAAATTTTACTTCTTCTCCAAATATTATTGTTGACGGAGATGGAACTGGCGCGGTATTAACTTCAACACTTAGAAGTGATGGTACACTTGATAAAATTATCATAATTGAAGGTGGTCGTGGGTATAGTCCAGATAATACGACAATTCGTGCAGTATCTCTAGAATCTCTTTCTCAGTCCAAATTTAAACCTAAATTGCAATCTTGGAAAATAAATTTATTTGAAGAAAATTTAGATAAACTTGAACAAGATGATGGAGTGTTAACAAGATCACTCACTAAAGATTACGGTATTCAGTATGCTCACCTCTATACTCCGAGATACTTGAGAAGAATAATGATTCCAAGTGATTCTGAGGGCAATAAGTCATATGGGGTAAATGATATTCCGTTTAATAGAACAGAATTAAACTCAACAAATCATTCTCCAATCATTGGATGGGCATATGACGGAAATCCCATCTACGGACCTTATGGATATTCTTTAAGATCTGGTGGTGTAGTTACTAGAATGAAGAGTGGATATATTGACGAATCTTCTCTTAAAGAAAATAGACCTCCCAATTTTGCTTCTGGATATTTTATAGAAGACTTTACTTTTTATAGAGTAGAGGATCAAAGTGTTCTTGATGAAAATAATGGGAGATACTGTATAACTCCAGAATTTCCAAATGGAACCTATGCATATTTCTCAACTATAAGTGATCTTGTTGATGGTAGTGGAATATTTAAAAATTATAAGAGACCAGTTTTTCCATACATAATTGGAGAAAATTATTATTCACTTCCAAGTAAATTTAATTCTGAAAGGACTTCAAATCAGGATGATTTTGATTTGAATCAAAGTGATTATAAGAGAAACACTTCAGTATATAATTTCTTTGATAAAAACACAAGATATCCATACATTACACTTCCAAATGATCTAAAGCAAAAATTAACCACAAATACAGTTCGTAGAGGTAAGGTTGATTCTGTAAAAATATTAAGTGGTGGAGATTTATATAAAGTAAATGATAGGTTAGTTTTTGATCAAACTAAATCTGGAGGATCAGGTATTGCTGCTAGAGTATCTTTTGTTAAAGGGAAAAAGATATCAAGTATTGCGTGCAGTACAGTCTATAGTAATGTATCCATTTATCCTTCTACAAGAAAGGGTGAGTTTGTTGCTATTGGAACAAGTCCTCATGCTTATAGTGATAATGACATAGTAACTCTTTCAAACTTCTCTACAATAAAGTCTCCATATAAAGGAAGTTATACAGTAACTGTTCCTGCAACTGAATGCACTCTTGTTGGTCTTGGAACAACAACTTATGCTTTAGATATTATTGGTAATAGCGGTTCTCCTGCATATCTGTATATCAATAATACGAATTTTGATAAATTTAAAGAAAATGATATTCTTCAGATATCTGAAGAAAAAGTTAAAATTCTTAATGTCGAAAAACAATCAGGTAGACTTAGGATTCTTAGAGGTATTGATGGAACATCTTCACCAATTCACCTTGTAGGAACTGCGGCAACAATTTTACAAAATAAATTTTTGTTTAATTCGGATTATGATAATTCCTTTAAATTTAAATTAAATAGAGAAATTTATTTTAATCCTATTGAATCTATAGGATTATCTCCTAGTATTTCAAATCCAGGTTTGGGAGTTACTATAAACTTTGCAAATCCTGGTGCTGGAGCAACAAATGTATTTGTTTTACCGCAAAAAATTTATATAAAAGATCACAATCTTCAAACCGGTGATATTGTCAAATATAATAAAAATCGAAGTAATGCAGTTTCAATTAATTATGAAGATACTACTACATCTATTGGTGTTGGATCTGATTTTATTGATGATAGAAGTTACTATGTTGCAAAATTTAATAAAGATTTTATTGGAATTTCTACAATCAAAGTTGGTATTGGGTCTACAGGAACATTTGTGGGAGTTGCAGCAACAACTAATAATGTTGGACTAGTATACTTTGTTGGTGCTGGAACTAGTTCTTACCATAGTTTTACTACTCAATATCCAGAGATTGTAGCAAATGCAGTTAGTAATAAAGTAACTGTTAGCACTGCAACCACTCATGGACTAAGTTCTAATCATAGAGTTTTGTTTGATATCAAACCAAAACTTGAAAAGACTGTAGTTGTAAAATATGACGATTATAATAGAAATATTATAATCAATCCAAAAACATTTGAACCTCTTGGTATTGATACAATTACCGGAATTGTTAATATCGAAGACCATGGTTTCTTGACAGGAGACAAACTTATCCATACTAGTGATAAAGCATTAGCGGCATTTAATCATAATACTGCATATTATTCAGTTAAAATTGATAAGGATAATTTTAAACTTTCGGAAACATTATACAATTCTCAACTGGAACAACCAATTACTGTTATTGGTACAGCAACCACTACAGGAACTTTAAGTCCAGTTAATCCTAAAATTGACATTGAAGGGTATAGCTTAGTTAGATTTGATCTATCAGATGAATCTCTAAAGTATACTTATTTCCAAAATGACTATCCTGCGTTTGATTTAGATTTTTACGAAGATACTACATTTACAAAACCTTGGACAAAAAATCCAACAGATGCCGAATTTAAAGTAATAAAAACCGGAATAGTTGGTCAAAATTCAACCATAATTTTAAATGTTGAAAACGGCACTCCAAAAGAACTTTATTATAATTTACTTTCAAAATATACTCCGGGTGTTCCATTACAAGAATCTAAAAAAGGAGTATATCTTGACAAATCTGTATCTGGTGCGGGTTCTATTGTAATTATGAATAGCGCATATTCTGGTTCGCATAAAGTAACAGTTTCTACTGCTACCAGTTTTACTTATAGTTTAAGTAAAGTTCCTGAAAATGCTTTATATACTTCGGATAACGCATCATTATCGTATATAACTGATTGTACCCATACCGATGGATCAATCACTGAAATAGAGATGTTGAATACTGGTGAAAACTATAAAGTTCTTCCTGGATTAACTACAGTTACAACCGCAGATGGTTTTGGATCTGTATTAGAATTGCAAAGTTCTGATATTGGAAAAATTCAAGATATTGAAATTACTGATTATGGATATGATTTCCCATCAGATCAAACACTTAATCCAATATTCTTTTACTCACAATCTTTACGTATTACTCCATTTACTTCTATCGAATCTATTGGAATTTCCTCTCTTGGTAGAGGATATCTTGATGCGAAAAATTTAATTGTTATTGACGGAATTACTGGTAAAATTGTAGAAGATATTGATCTTAGATTTAATAGTAAAAAATCAAGAGTAGAGATTCTTAAAAACACTTATGGAATGAATAATGTTTTACCAAAGATTTATCCTATTAAATCTGGTGGTGGTGTCCCTGTTGATGTCGGTCCTCTCAGTAATGGTATGGTATATGATCCGTCAACAAGAACAGTTGCTGCAACTGTAAAAACTGAATATTCTACTGGCGATTACTATCCATTTGTTGTTGGCGAAAAACTGATGGTTGAGGGATGTAATCCGGGTATTGGTTCTTCTGAGCGAGGATTTAATAGTTATGAATATAACTATGATTTGTTCACCATTACTGCGGTTGATCCTAACATTGGTGGAGCAGCAGGAGTGGTCACGTTTAGTATTGGAGATCAGTTAGGGACTGGATTGAGTGTTGTTGAATTTAATAAAATTGCGTCTACTCCAAGACTACTTCCTCAAAGAGATTTCCCAATTTTCACTGTAGATATTAAACAAAATAAATTTATTGTTGATGAAATAGTTAAATCTGGCAACAAAACAGCTATAGTTGAAGATTGGGACGAGGAGTATTCAATTCTCAAAATTAACTCTACTGATGAATTTATTGCAGACACAAAAATTACTGGAGTTACTTCAAAATCTAGAGGATTAATTGATGAAAATATATTCCCATTCAAAGCATATGGTAAGTATGGAAGCACTATAAAAAGAGATAAGGGATGGAAGCAAATTGCAGGTTTCTTGAATAATGATCTTCAAAGAATTCCCGATAATGATTATTATCAAAATTTCTCATATTCGCTAAAATCTACTGTACCTCTACAAAAGTGGAACGATCCAATTTCTGCAATGACTCACGTTGCAGGTTATAAAAAGTTTGCTAATTATCAACTTGAATCTTATCAAAACCAATCTTCAATTATAACTTCACCAACTCAAGGTTCTTCATATGTCAATTTAATTAAGGACATTGTAGGTATAATTGACATTAATTGTGTAAATGATTTTGATTTAGTAAGAGAAGATTATGCCGAACTTGGTAATGATTTGATTTCAACTAATATAATTTTTGAAAGTAGGTTTATATCTTCTTATGATGAAGCAGTTGGTAATAGAGTCTTGGCAATAGATGATATTAGTCCTTACTTTAATCATAGACCAAGAACAGAGGAATATGTTGACCTTGACATATTTAACTTAGATAATCATAGATTTTTAAGATATATTGTTCTTGCTAGAGATAAGAGATTTACTTCAGAAAGACAAGTATCAATCTTTGATGTAATTCATGATGGCAATTACAGCTATAGTAACGAATATGGTATAATTCATACCACAAATAAAAATCTAGGTTCTCTTGATTTTGGTATTTCTGCAGGACAAGGTCTTGTTAGATTTTATCCTGTAGATGATAAAGTAGATTTTAATGACTTTAATATTTCTTATATTTCATATAAAATTGATGACGAATTTGCTGGTATAGGAAATAGTTCTTTTGGTGATATTGCTGTAATTAATACATCAAGTACCAAATTTAATAATGTTGGAACTGGGGTCACTATTGTTTCCATTGGAAGCACATATAATTCGTTATCGGTTATGGTCTCTATCAATCCAGATAGTGGGTCTCAAAATGAAGAATTTGCATTCACACAGTTAAATTTACTTCATGATGGAACAGAAGTATGTGATCATTTAGAAGTTGCAAATTTATTTACAACTCTTGGTAACAGTCCCAATAACGTTGGATATGGAACCTTCTGGCCATATCTTGATAATAATAATATTATAGTTGAATTTATTCCCAATGCAGGAATTGGAACAACTGCAGTAATTAATACTATTCAGGTTGGTCTTGCACAAACTGCAACAACAGGAATTGCAACTTACAATATGAATCATGTAAAACTTGAAGCTAGATCTACTAATATTCCATCTTCAGCATCCCCAGGAATTAATACAATTAGCGGATATCGTTTTATTGAAAATTCAGAAGAATATCATGCTACTAAGTTGTTTGTTAATATTTCGGATAAAACAAATAATGAACATGAATCTTTAGAAATGATTGTTATTGAAACAATTAATGCTGTTGGCGTCAGTAGTGAAAGTTACATAGTAGAATTTGCAGGTCTACGCACTTCTTCCGGTTTGGGTACATTTAGTGCAGAAGTAGATTCAACTGGTTTTGGATTAAATGTACACTTTACTCCAAATGCAAATATTGAGACTGAAGTTAATGTTTTGGCACATCATCTAAAGTCTGCCTCAAGTAATGATGTGGATACTCATCTAGATTTTACAAATGGAGTTATTACTGGAGATAGAGAGGATTATATTGGAACATTTAATGCAGTTAAGACTGACTTTGATTTAACTCATGATAAGCAAGACATATTTGAATTTTGGTTTAATGGTGGTAATGTTGGAGTTGTTAGTGTAACCGATAATATTATTAAGTTACCAAATCACTTCTTTATATCTGGAGAGAAAGTTAGTTATTTTAGAAATGATATTAATGATACCTCTTCTGCAATCGGTATTGCCCAAACATTTATTACTGGTGTCGGTCAAACAACATTGCTTCCAGATAATGGAGAAAATTTATTTGTAATTAAAGTTGATGATGATACCATTGGATTGGCGACAAGTCCTCAAGCAGCACTTCTTCCTGCCCCAACGTTTATAGATTTTACTACAGTTGGAAGTGGAACTTCTCATAGATTATTAACAACTAATCAAAATTCTAGAGTTATTGTAACGCTTGATAACTTCATCCAAAGTCCTATTGTATCTACAGCGATTACTAGTTCACTTAGAGTTACTGCTCTATCCACTACGGATATTCTTGAATTTGTAGGTGTTACCTCATTCTTTGGTGGTGATGACATTAGAATTAATGGCGAACTTATGAAGATTACTGGAGTTGGTATTGGTGGTAGTGAAACTAGAATTGGTGTTAGAAGAGCAAGACTTGGGACGAAGTTTTTAAATCACTCTGCAGGATCTTTAATTACTAAGATTAGTGGAAATTATAATATTACTAATAGCACAATAAGTTTCTCTGAAGCACCTTATGGTCTTGAACCCGTAAGTGATCCCAATGTTGCTAGTGAAATTGATTGGCAGGGAGTTGCAAAAGGTTCTACTTTTAATGGAAGAAGTTACATGAGAGGTAAAATTACCTCCGCAACAACTGATACATATACCAATAATCATGTCTTCCAGGATATATCTGATAGATTTAATGCTATTAATGCAATTTTTGAAATTCGTGATGATGATGGAGTTCCAATTACTGGAATTGCAACTAATAATGCAGTAATGTTAGTCAATGGAGTTTTCCAACTTCCAGGATTAACAGTGGACGAAGATTATCGTCTTGATGAAGTTGCCGGAATTACTAGTGCAATATTTACTGGCAATCCCAAAATATTATCAGAAGATGTTGGTATTAGTAGTTTCCCTGTTGCTGGTGTTATACAATCAATTGGTTCATCTGAAGGTTTTGGATACCAACCATTGGTATCAGCAGCTGCTACTGCATCTATTTCAGGTCTTGGGACAATAGTTTCAGTTAACTTTACTGGCACTGGCGCAAACTCTTCTGTAGGCAATACTGGAAGTGGTTATAGAAATGCTGAGTTCCTACAAATTTTAACAGAAACGAATCACCTAGTTTCTGCTGGCGAAACAGAAATCTTTATTGATAATCAAAATAGTGTATTCGGTATTCTCAATGAAGTTTATGATGGAACCAATGCATATATTGGTATTGGTACAATTAAGAAAGCATCCCTTTCCCGAGTTGCAAGTATTGGATCTGGAAACACTTCAGTTAATCTTACTGTAGGAAATCCAACCTTACTTGATATTCCTTCTGGGACTCAAGTAAGTATTGGTGTGACACTTCCATATGGTATTGTTAATGTTAGTGCTGCTACTAGTAATATTAGTTCAGGAGCAGTTTCCGGTCTTACCTATGATGTATTAGGTGCAGACTATAATCCAGAAACTGGACTTATTGCTATGACTCTTCCAATAAATCATCAATTAAATCAAGGTGATTATATTACAATTAAAGATAATAGTTTATACTTCACTTGTAATAGTGATAATAATACTAAAGTTAAATCATATCCTAGACCAAATCTTGATACTAATTCATGGAATAGACCTTTAAGACTTGAAGATGTTGCAGGTGAAAATGTACAAACATTTGTTGGTTTCTCAACCTTTGCATATTTTAACGTTACAGATGCAGCATATGATCATACTAATGGAGATTTAGAACTTACTATTGGCAGTCATAGTTTAGTTGTGGGTAGAGGTATATCTCTTGAAACTGATTCATTAACCTTTACTTGTGCTCAAGATAGTCATGGTTCTAATCACACATATCCTAGGGTAACAGATCCTGCAGCAAATACAACTCTTGATATTTCTGCAGTAACTTCTACTACTATCACTGTTAATGTAGGAACTTCTACTACTACTATTTCTGCCGGTTCTCACTTATTTGTAAGTGCGACAGCAAATGCTATTCGTGCTGGTGGTCAATATACTCATACTTTTATAGGTATTGGCACAGATGCTGTTGTTAGCACAGCAACTACATCCATTCAGCATATTGGTTTTACAACTGTTATAACTGGAACTGGTCATATCTCTACTAGCGTTACTATTACTAACCCCGGATTTAATCTTGATGTTGGTATTGGATCTGATACCGTTCTCCCTGATATTATATTTGACGAACCATTACCATATTCAAACATTCCTTTAGTTTATTCAGATGAAAATACCTTAACGGGATTTGGTACTCAAGCAAGAGTTAATGCTGTAGTTGGAAATGGATCTAGTATTGTTTCTTTTGAATTTACAAATAGTGGATATGCATATGGAAATGGAGATATTTTAACTATTCCAACGGGAGGACAAACTGGCATTCCTACTACAGGTTCTTCAAACTTTGAAGAATTTAAACTTATTATTGATAAAACTTTTGATGATAACTTTAATGGTTGGAGTCTTGGTGAACTTGAAGTTTTGGATAATGTTAATGTCTATATTGACGGTAAGAGAAAACTATTCCCACTGATTAGAAATGGTGAAAGAATTTCTATTATAGCATCTAGAGGATCTAAGATTGATCCAGCACAGTTATTGTTAGTATTTCTGAATAATACTCTTCAAGTCCCAGGAGAATCTTACTTATTTGCTGGAGGTAATAGAATACGGTTTACTGAAGCACCTAGAGTTGGTGATTTCTTAAGAATTGTCTTCTATAAGGGAAATGGAGCTGGTTCTGATGTCATTACTAAAGAAGTTATCGAGACTGTTAAGATAGGTGATGATCTTAGAATAAAGTCTGATGATATTAAATTTAATGAAGATCCTAGAATTGTTAATGATATCATAACTACAGATACTGTCGAGACAGTTCCTTATTATGGTCCAGGAAATACTAGTGATGTTGAGTTAACTAGGTCAGTAGATTGGTGTCGTCAGACTGAAGATAGAATAATTGATGGTCTTGTAGTTTCTAAATCAAGGTTATTCTATGAACCTAATATTTTGCCCTCAGCAAACTTAATTAAATCTGTTGGTATTGGTTCTACTGTGTTCCACTTAGATACTGCTAGACCATTATTCAATCAAAATAATGAAAATACTACATCATTACTTTTCCAAAATAAAATCAAGATACATCAATTAGTTGAAAAGCAATCTGCAGCTGCAACTGCAACAGTTTCTATTGCAGGAACGGTTTCTTCGGTTACGATAACAAATGGAGGAAAAGGTTATGTGAATATTCCAAATGTAAGTATAGCAAGCACAACGGGTGTGGGTATTGGAACAACTACAACAGCATCTGCTCGTGCTACTCTTACTAATGGAGTTGTTACTGGCATTACAATAACAAATGCTGGCGGAGTTGGTTATTCGACATTATCTACTCCAAAGGTCTTAATTTCTCCACCTGAAGCGGAAAATATTGAAGAATGTAAGGTGTACTTCCCAGGAGGGTATCGTGGTGATTCTGGAACTGTTGTTGGATTTGCAACAACAGCAATTGGAGCAGATACATTTGCGTTATTTGATTTATACATCCCAGCAAATGATGATGTCTTTAGTCTAAATTCTTTTACACGTATAGAAGGTGGTTCAACTCATAATTATGTTTCTGGAATTGGTATAACGATTACTCAAATTGATGTTGGTGATGCATTTGTTCTATATAATTCAAATATTGGATCTGCAACTACATCAATAACATCTTATGATGGTGATGGTAATATTTTGGGGATAAGTACTTCGTATCTTGATGGGGTTTATGAACCATTGGAAGTATCAACAATTTCTAGAGTTGTTGGTGGAATAGGAACAGCAGTAGTAAGAGTGCGTGCAAAAGTTGATAATCCTCCAGTAGGATTTGACTTTAATGCTAACTTTAATGGAACTACTGGAATGACAACATCTAATTATCAAGGTTCCTATAGTTGGGGAAAAATTTCTGTTGAAAATAGAGTAACTGCCATTGAATATGGGGCACATAATATGCAAGGTATTGGTGGAATTTCAACATCACCTAATATTTTAAGGTCTGAACCACTGAGATTCGTAAATTATGGATAAACGAGATAATATCTCTAATAAATAAAGAAAAACTGTGGCAAAATGTCTGCAATAATTACTGATCAAATTAGAATTTTGAATGCTAAGAATTTTCGTGCTGGTGTTGTAACCAGTACTAATTCTTATTATACTTTTGTTGGTCTACCAAATTCTACTGATTATAATTCTGATTGGGAAACTTCACCACCTTCTCCAAAAGATAGTTTTGATAATGAAAATAGTCATTGGGATTCCATGCTTGCAATGAAGAAGATTACTTCTTCAGATATTATGCATGTTATTCCAAAAAGAATTTGGTCTTCTGGTGTGAAGTATGATATGTATCGTCATGATATTAGTGTTAACAACACTGCTGCAGTTTCAAGTTCTACAAACCTATATTCGTCATTTTTCTATGTGATGAATAAAGACTTTAGAGTCTATATCTGTTTGCAAAATGGAACTAGTCCTGATAATCCAGCAGGAAAACCATCTCTCGATGAACCACTTTTTACTGATTTAGAACCCAGAACTGCTGGTTCTAGTGGTGATGATTATATTTGGAAATATCTTTATACATTAAGTCCTTCAGATATTATAAAATTTGATTCTACTGAATTTATGCCGGTTCCCAATAACTGGGAAACTTCTTCAGATAATGCTCTTGTTAGAGATAATTCTGTTGGGGGTTCTATTAAGATTGTTACTGTAACAAATAAAGGTCTTAATATAGGAGCAGCAAACTTACAGTACAGGGACGTTCCAATTAAAGGAGATGGTATTGGTGCTCAGTGTACCATTACTGTTGATGAGAACTCTCAAATCAGTTCTGTGGAAGTTTCTAACCAAGGTAGTGGATATACTTATGGAACTGTAGATTTAATTGCAGGCGGTGTTCCAACAGGAACTACTAGACCAACATTTGATGTTATCATTCCTCCACAAGGTGGTCATGGTCACGATATCTATAAAGAACTGGGCGCATTAAATTTATTATTATATGCAAGAATTGAAAATGATGTCCAAGATCCAGATTTTGTTACCGGTAACAAGATTGCAAGAGTTGGTATTGTAGAAAATCCTACAGAATTAGGTTCTTCAACAATTTTAAATAAGTCAAAAGCAAGTGTTGTTGGAGCACTAAAATTAGTTGGAGCAGGATATAGTACTGCAGAGTTTATCGCAAATTCATTTATTACACAAACAATTTCTCTTGGGACAACTGCTTTTGGTAGAGTTATTAATTATGATCAAACTACAGGAGTTTTAAAATTCTGGCAGGATAGAAATCTTGTAGGTTTTAACACAGTAGATGGTACTAATGTTATCGAACCTAGATATGGATTTGATTTAGCTGAATTTACTAGTTCACCCGATACTGGAGGAGAACTTGAAATTATTCCTGATAATGGAACAAACTCTACATTAACAATTGATAGCGGTTATACGGGCGTCTCTACAGTAATAAATAATAGGACATATTATTTTGGATTAGAGTTCCAAAACGGAATTGCGTTACCGGAAGTTCAAAAACAATCGGGTAACATTATTTACGTTGATAATAGACCTTCTATTATTAGATCGTCAAATCAAAAGGAAGACATAAAAATTATTTTGCAGTTCTAAAGGATTATGCCACAACAAACTAATCTAAACGTATCGCCATATTTTGATGACTATGGTCCGTCTAGTGATTTTCATAAAGTATTATTCAAACCTGGTTATCCAGTACAGGCAAGAGAATTAACATCTCTTCAATCGATCTTACAAAATCAGATCGAAAAGTTTGGGCAGCACTTCTTTAAGGAAGGGTCAAAAGTAATCCCAGGTAATACTGGGTATACTCAACTTTATTATAATGTTCAGTTAAATAATACCTTCCAAGGTGTTCCTGTTGCTGCTTATGCAGATCAACTTGTAGGTCTAAAAATCACAGGTCAACAGTCTGGTGTAACTGCTGTTGTAGATAGTGTTCTTCTTCCAAACGATTCTTCAAATGGAAATTTAACACTTTATATTAATTACTTAAATTCAAACACAGCAAATAATGCTAGTGAACAATTTTTTGATAACGAAGAATTAGTTTGTAGTACATCAATTAATTCCAATCTTCTAGGAAATTCTACAATTCCTGCAAATAGTCCATTTGCGGTAACTTTTGTACAAAATGCAAGTTCTATTGGTTCTGCATTCCAAATTCAACAGGGTGTCTACTTTATTAGAGGTCATTTTGTTCAAGTAGATACTGAAACTTTAATTCTTGATCAATACACTAATAGACCAAATTATAGAATTGGTCTTCAAATTAGAGAAGAAATTATAACTTCGGACTTAGACGAAAGTCTCAATGACAACTCTCAAGGGTTTAATAATTTTGCAGCACCAGGAGCAGATAGACTCAAAATTTCTGTAAGTCTCTTCAAAAAACCACTTGATGATTTTGATGATAATAATTTTGTCGAATTGGCAGTTATTGTAGATGGAGTTTTAAGAACCCAAATTAAATCCACAAATGGAGGTTCAAATCAAGTATTCCGTGAAGATTTAGTTGATACACTTGCACAAAGAACTTTTGATGAGAGTGGTCATTATGCAGTAAAACCCTTTGATGTATCTGTAGTAAACTCTTTAAATAATAATCAAGGAAATGGTGGATTACTTTCCGCAGGAGATTTTACTTATGGTGGTTCTTTAGCATCTGAAGACCTAGCTATCCTTAAAGTATCTTCAGGAAAAGCATACGTAAAGGGATATGAGATTGAAACTACCACTCCAACTTTTATCGATCTTGATAAACCAAGAACCACAAAAGATGTTGATGGTGAGTCATTATCATATAATACTGGAACAACATTAAAACTCAATAGAGTATTCAGAACACCAAATGAAATTGGTGTTGGTAAGACTTTTGTTTTGAGTCTAAGAGATGCTCGTGGTGGTTTAAACCAAAATACAATACCAGGAAATGAAATTGGTGTTGCTAGAGTATATGACTTTAAGTTAGAGTCGGGTTCATATTCCACAGATAATGCAAATACTAATGAGTGGGGTCTTTCCCTATTTGACGTACAACCATTTACATTCATTACTTTAAACCAAGCACATACTTTAACTGTTCCTACTTTTATAAAAGGTGCAAATAGTGGTGCTACGGGTTTTCTTAGAGAACCTGTCTCTGCAGCTGCTAATGTTACTGTTTATGATAGAAATGGTTCGTTTATTGAAAATGAACCATTAATTTTTGATGGTATTGCAAATGGCAGAGTTGCCATTGCAGTTACAGAAAAATCACTAGCAGATATGAAATCTGTTTTTGGAACAGATGATGGGTTAGTTGGTATTAATACTTTTGCGGGAGATGTTGTTCAGACTAAAGCATTTAATGTTGGTGTTGCAACAGTTAGTAATGGTGGAAATGTTCAAAGTGCAAACCCAAGATTTTTAGATAATGTAAGAACTGGAGATCTATTAACATATTCTAACCTTGATACCTCAAATGATAAAACAATGGTTAGAGTAACTGCAGTATCCAATACTGGTGTTACTGTAACAGGTATTCATACTGTTGCCGGAGTTATGAATGGTGGTTTACATTTATCTGGTGTAGTAAATGTTTCCGACATGAATATTGTTAGAACAGGATTAGATAAATCCTCAGATAATACATTATACACAAAGTTGTCAAAACAAAATATTGCAACTATAAATTTAAATGAATCTACAATTACCATTAGAAAGTCATTTCCAATAACTATTCTTGCTAATGGATCTATTGATACTGCATCTTCTCCTGAAGCAGGTGCAAATGAAATATTTTTACCCTTCACTGCGGAAAGATATTCTTTAATACGAGATGATGATGGAACTACAATTGACTTGACTGCCGATAAGATGTCATTTAATTTTGACAGAACTAAACTTGAAAATATCTTTAATACTAGAACTGGTGCTGGAGCAGCAACATTACTTACAACATTAACAAAGTCTAAACCAAAATCTAAAGTAAAAATTAAAACAAATGTTTCTTCTGTTGTTATAAGTAAGTCTAGAATTGAAGGTTCGGGAATAGGTACTACAACATTAAATAATGGATTAGATTATGGAAATTATCCATATGGTACAAGAGTTGAAGATGAACTAATTTCTCTTAATGTTCCTGACATCTTAGAAATACACGGAATTTATGAGTCTAATGGGGTTAATGACCCTGTTGCCCCAACAATGACGTTCTCTTCTATTACAAGTCAAACATCTACAACTCAAGATGTTTTGGATGGAGAAATTCTTATTGGACAAACAAGTGGAGCAATTGCTGTTTGTGTTGGAAAACCTGGCAGTGCTAGTTCATCATATATTGTTAATAACCAAGTTGACTTTATTGAGGGAGAAACAGTAATCTTCCAACAAAGTTTAGTTGAAGGTGTAATTAGTTCGATTGTTGAAGAAAGTTTTAATATTTCATCGAATTTTACATTTAGTACTGGACAACAAAAAACCATTTACTCATATGGTTCTATTAAAAGAAGATCATCTTCTACAGCACCAACTAAGAAAATTAGAGTTTATTTTGCATCTGCTGGATATGGAACGGCAGATTCTGGAGATTTAACTACAGTTGAAAGTTATAACTCCTTTGACTATGCTACAGAAATTCAATCTGTTGATGGTATTTCTAATAGTGATATTATCGATATACGACCAAGAGTTTCTACATATACGGTCACTGAAGGAGCACGTTCTCCATTAGAATTTGCAGGTAGAACATTTAACCAGTCTGGCAACTCTGCATCAAATTTGCTGGCTTCTCAAGAAAGTTTAATCTTTGATTTCTCATACTATCTCGGAAGAATTGATAGGTTATTCCTGACTAAAGATGGTAAGTTCCAAATTGTTTATGGAACACCTGCAGATAAACCAGAACCTCCAGTTGCCATTGATGATGCAATGGAAATTGCAACCATCAAGTTGCCCCCATATCTGTTTAATCCTGAACAAGCATCTTTGAAATTCTTGGAAAACAAGAGATATAGAATGTCGGATATCAAGCAACTTGAAAATAGAATTAGAAATCTTGAGTATTATACTTCACTATCTTTACTTGAATCTAAAACTGAAAGTTCCTTTATTTCTGACTCTGATGGACTCAATAGATTTAAAAGTGGTTTCTTTGTAGATAACTTTAATTCTTTTAAATCACAAGAAACAAAGGCAACTCTTAATAACTCTATTGATAGAAAAAATAAAGAGTTAAGACCAAAACATTATACAAATTCAGTCGATCTTGTACTTGGACCGGTTTCAGAAGTTTCTTCTACAACTGACTTTAAATTTAATGTAATTGAAGGAGAGAACATTGCAAGAAGTAATGACATTTTGACTTTAGAGTATGCTGAGGTTGATTGGTTACAACAGACTTTTGCAACTAGATCTGAAACCATAACACCATTTACAGTAAGTTTCTGGCAAGGAACAATTGAATTAACTCCATCTTCAGATACTTGGGTTGATACTGTTAGAGTTCAAACTAGAATTATTGAAACTGAAGGCAACTATGCTGCCACTGTTGATTACTATGAGAGAACAAATGAATTAGATGCTCAAACAGGATTTGTTCCTATTCTTTGGGATTCTTGGGAAACTAATTGGACCGGTGTATTAGACACGGTTGACTCCGAAAGTAGAGCAGCAACTGATTCTATTTCAGAGAGCACAAAGAAACTTGATGGAACTCAAGGACCTGGTCAGTGGGTAAGAAGAAATTCTACTACAATTTCTCAGGAAGAACTTCAAGAAACCTTTGATATTGGCACAGAATCTAGAGGTGGAACGAGAACTATTATTCATGAAGAATTTGAAAAAACTTCAGTAAATGATAGATCAGTAAGTAGAGATCTTGTTCCATTTATGAGATCTAGAAACATTGAATTTGTTTCTAAAAAACTTAAACCAGGAACTAGAGTATTCCCATTCTTTGATGGTATTGACGTATCTAGATATTGCGTTCCTAAATTAATTGAAATTACAATGACTTCAGGAACGTTTACTATTGGAGAAAACATCCGTAGTGTTCCTATCAAAAAAGGTATTATTTCTCCTAAGTTCTATGCAAGAGTTGCACAGATAAATCATAAAGAAGGACCTTATGATGTAGCAACAAAACCTTATCTTGAAAACCCATATAATGGACAATTAATTCCTTCTACATATAATTCAACGTCAACCATTCTGAATATTGATACCTATTCATTATCAAATGAAACTCAAGGTTTATATTATGGATATGTTGAAGTTGGCACTTTACTTGTTGGAGAAAGTAGTGGTGCTACAGCAACGGTTTCTGATCTAAAACTAGTTGTAGATAATACATCATCTCTTATTGGTAGTTTCTATATTCCAGAAACAACAACTTCATATCATCCAAGATTTGAATCTGGTATCAGAGCATTTACTCTTTCTAGTGATATAACGAATGATGCCGAAAATGTAACTACAACTGCTTCTGAACTATATTCAGCTACCGGAATTATTCAAAATGAAGGTTCTATTAGAAATATACGCCTTGAAGATAAGAAAGAATTTGGTCAACAAACTGTTAGTAGATCTTCTGGAACCCAGATTGTTGGAACTAGCGTAGTTAATAGAACTTCTCCAGATACTATTACTGCATGGTATGATCCTCTTGCACAAACATTTATTGTTGATGACGAAACTGGCATTTTCTTAACGAGATGTGACATTTTCTTTAGATCTAAAGATGATATGGAAATTCCTATCACACTACAAATTAGAACAGTTGAAGGTGGAATTCCTACATCTAGAGTTCTTCCTCTTTCTGAAGTTATTCTTGATCCAGATGAAGTTTCGATTTCTACTGATAGTTCTATCGCAACTTCATTTACATTTAAGGCTCCAATCTACCTAGAAGGAAGAAAGGAATATGCCATTTGCCTTTCAACAAATTCTACAAAGTATAGTACGTTTATTGCTAGAATTGGTCAGGATGATTTCCTTACAGATACTCTAATTTCTTCACAACAATTCTTAGGTTCTCTATTCAAATCTCAAAATGCATCTGGATGGGAAGCAAGTCAGTGGGAAGATTTGAAATTTAATCTGTATAGAGCAGAATTTGAAACATCTGGCACTATTGACATTTATAGTCCAGAATTAACTAAAGGAAATAGGCAAATTGCAAATCTGTTACCAAATGCTATTGAATTAAAATCAAGAAGACTTAGAATCGGTCTTTCATCAACATCTGATGCAAATAATACACACTCATTGGGCAATACATTCGATCAGTCTAACACTAATGCAAGTGGTAATTTGATTGGTGTGGGTGCTTCTGCTACCGGAGTACTAACAATATCCAATGCGGGTATTGGTTATACACCTTCTTCAGGTGCCGAAACTAGAACTATAAATTTAGTTACTCTTTCGGGTAATGGAACTGGTGCTGAGGCATCAATTACTTTTACTAATGGACAAGCAACCTCTGCTAGTATTGTTGGTGATGGCGGTTCTGGTTATCAAGTAGGTGATGTTGTAACTCCTACTTCTACAGCATATGGTGCTGTTGGTAGAGATATGAAATTAACTCTTGGCAATATTGGTGCAACGAATACTATTATTTTAGATAACGTGGTAGGTGAGTTTGTAACTGGTGTTGCAAATACTATGTTCTATACTGATTCTAGTAGTAGAAAAGAATTAAATTCTACTTCTGGTGGTGGAGTTAATATTTTATCTATTAATAATGATACAGTTGATTCTGATGGTTTACATATTAAAGTAAATCATACAAATCATGGAATGTATTTTGCTGATAATAGAGTTGATATATCTGGTGTTGAATCTGATATAGTTCCAACAAAACTCACACTTGCATATGAATCAGGTTCACAGGGTGCAATTTCTGTTCAGTCTGGTACAAATTTTGTCAACTTTGAAGGAGTCCCTGTTGCTAACAATAACGCAGGGTACTTGAAGATTGGTGATGAAATTATCGAATATACTGCAGTATCTGGTAATAGTATAGGAGGAACAATTACTAGAGGTGCAAATAGAGCATCTTATCCAGCTGGGACATTAGTATACAAATATGAATTATCTGGAGTTAACCTTGCAAGAATTAATAAGATTCATGATATGAATCAAGTTACAGTTGCAGACCCAATAAATTTAGATTTTTACTATATAAAACTTGACATGTCTGAATTATTTAATCAGAATAACTTAGACCGCAGTTCTGAAAGGCAAAATGATACTTTCCCAAGACTTTATATTCAAGATACAAAATCTGCAGGTGGGTATAATATTGGAGCAACTCAAAATATTCCATATGAAATCATTACTCCAATGATTCATTCTCAGACTGTTCAGGGATCTACAATTAGTGCTCAATTAAGATCTACAACATCAACAGGAATTAGTGGTAATGAAATTCCATTCGTTAATAGTGGATTTGAACCAGTTACCTTAAATAAACCTAATTTCCTTACATCACCGAGAGCAATATTCTCTAAAGTTAATGAAATTCAAAAACTTACTGGTGTCCCTGGTAATAAGTCAATGTCTTTAAGAATGTTCTTGAATTCTGTTGATACCAGAGTAAGTCCTGTTGTCGATGCTCAAAGAATGAACACCATTCTTTCTACAAATAGAATTAATAACTCTATTACGAATTATATAACGGATTTTAGGGTAAATACTATCGATTCTGATCCATCGGCATTCCAATATATCTCAAGAGAACTTTCTTTGGAGAACTCTGCATCTTCAATTAAGATTGTTCTTAATGGATATATTAATACATTCTCCGATATCAGAGCATTCTTTTGTGTTAGTGATCAACCAACAGCAAATCCAGTATTTGCGCCATTCCCTGGATATCTTAATTTCAAACCAAATGGAGAAATAGTTTCTCTGAAAAATAGTGACGGTCAATCAGACACATTGATTCAAAAAACCAATATTCTTGATTTTAGTAGTAACAATCTTGAATTTAAAGAATATACATTTACTATGGATAACTTACAACCATTCAGATTCTATAGAATTAAACTTGTATTAAGTTCTACTAATCAAGTTTATGTTCCTAGAGTTAAAGATCTTAGAGTTATTGCGCTAGCATAATGGATTATCATGGAGTAGAGGGTCACTCAAATCTTTTGAGAGACCCTAATAATGATGCAATTGTAAATATTGATATACTT